ATGAATAGCACAGATAAACGACTCTTTGACTTTGTTCTTAAAGTGGCAACTAATACCTACATTCAGGCTATTAACGACCATTCAGGCGCACCACTTCTACCTCGTATAAAGCCAATACTCCGCACCAATGAACTGCGCTTGGAGGCATTGTTAACGAGTCGTTTGTCTGTCTTTCATGAAGAAGACCTTCGTCAAGTCTTGAAGGTTACTCAGTGGGCGCAGAACACAACAGACCGTCAATCACTGTTAGGACATTTGGAATACATTAAGGAACGCCTCGACGCTCTTAACGCTGATTTGGTTAATGAATAACCTCCCTTCGTTTAAGACTAACCTAGAGGTAAACATAATGATTTCAACAGTTACTATCGAAGTTTCTCCTGAAGAAGCTCATCTTCATTTATTACAACGACAACGTGAGGAAGAAGCTAAAAGATATGCTCGTGAGAAGGCACGTAAGCGTCAACAGCAAATAGCGAACATGGGGCTTTACGCTGACCTTGACGGTACTCGTAAGGAAGTACAATCACAGCTAGATAAAGCAGTAGAAGGGTTTGAAGAGTTTATAGAAGGTAAGCATCACTCTTTGAGTAAAACTGGCAAACTAATACCACTATTCAAAGCCCTATCTAAGAAAGACCGTGAGGCTTTGGTGTCTGATGCTTTAGATACCATGCTTAACTCAGTGGACAACGTGAGCGTGACAGGTGTGATTCATCGCTTAGGTGACTTGGTGGAACTCTCATTGAACTACGTTAAGGAACGTGAGGCTAACAGCCAACTAACACAATCAATGAAGAGAATGCTTGAGCAACAATCAACTTCAGGTGGTCGTATGAAAACTCTACGTTACCAGTTACGGATGAATCAGCAAACGTGGAGTGAGTGGGATCAAAACGTGAAGGTCACTTGTGGTCAAATCTTATTCTGCGTCATTATGGAATCCACTGATTTGTTCGACACGGAAACACGTGAGGTAAACACAAATTGTTATTTCTAAAGGTTCACCTTAGTTAATAGTTGCAACATGTAAACTAATTCATTATATTAAGCATCGAGGGTTGATAGCTCTCGGTGCTTTTTTTATGAGGTAAGACAGTGAAACATATTGATACCTTTTTGAAACTATCTCCAAAGGCTGCGGCACGAATCAACAAACACGCCGAAGCCTCTATCGCGGCGGCTAACTGTCGTCTCCCAATGATTGTTCCTCCTGTTAAATGGACACGAGGCATGACAGACGGCGGGGCATACCTCACAGCGTTTAGCCCAATGTCTCTCTTCAAGACTCGCAACCGTTCGTTACTGAAACAGCTACGCGAAGTTGAACATCCAGAATTCATTCACTTCCTTGACGGTCATAACGTAGCTTCTCGAACTGGTCACATCATCGACGTTGAGACGCTTAACCTCCTGAAGATGATCGTCAACCAACCAAGGCAATTCGCTAAGTTACCTTCGTTTGGTGAGCCTGAAGTTGAATGTCCGTTGCTGGACAGCGAGGTCGAGTTAGGACGGAAGCTAAGGGCGAAATACGAAGAAGCAGTGAAGAGGGCAAATAAAGAGAACGCTGAATACACTGCTCGGAAGAAGGAAGAAGGGGTTAAGACAAACACCCCTGAGTTCAAAAAGAAACTTCAATGGAAACGCAAGGAGCACGTAGAGAAGTTTTACAAGGAGATAGGGGACGCTAACGCAAGCATCCTCTCAACGTTCAACCAATGGCGTACAGCGAAACAGAAAGCGCGTCAACGCTCGGTAGAACAAGCAGGTGCGAGAAGTAACCTGATGCGTACCATCGAGATTGCAGACAGTCTCAAGATGTACACCTCGATTTACTTCCCAACGCAATCTGATGATAGAGGTCGAGTTTACTACGCAACGCCTCTACTAAACCCTCAAGGTGCAGACCACGAGAAAGCCCTAATCCTGTTCGATGTGGCTAAGGAAATCGGTAAGACAGGTTGGGATTGGCTACGAATCAACGTGTCAAACCTGATGGGTTACGATAAAGGAAACTTCAAGAAACGTATTGCTTACGTTGAGGCTCACAGGGAGATGATTGAGTCTTGTGTGGCAAACCCAATGTCTGACTACCGTTGGGAACACACAGACAAGCCGTTCCAGTTCTTACAAGCGGCTCGTGAACTGGTTCAGGCGTGGAAGATGGAAGACCCTACCAAGTTTAAGAGCCGTGTTGGTATCGCTTGTGATGCGTCCTGTTCTGGTCTTCAGATTCTAGGTACGTTGACACGCTGCGAGTCCTCAATGAAGTTCACGAACTGTCTACCTGCTGAAGTAGATGAGAACGGTGAAGAGTTCATGCAGGACATTTACGGTGAAGCTGCTCGTATCGCTGCTGAGTTGATGCGTAAGGTTCAACTAGGTGAGCTAGAAGCCCGTAAATACAACGAATACGAGGTAACGGGACGACCTCTTAAAGACCCTGCTAAGGAAGCTCAACGCATTGCTAAACAGCTTGCGAAGATTGAAAAGCAGAAAGCTAAGGACGAAGCACAACGTAAGGCTGACCGTGAACACGCTGAGAAGCTTCTGAACTGGTCTTACGCTATGAAGGATGAGTACAGCTTCACTCGTAACTGGCTGAAGCGTAACACAATGACATTCTTCTACGGTTCTGCTCAGTTTGGTATGCGTGACCAACTGATTGTTGACCACTTAGAACCGGAATTTAACAAGGTAATCGAGGTCGTAGGCAAAGATGGTGATCCTACTTCTCTAGGTTTCCCTTGGGCTACTCTGAAGGACGCTAAAGACGCAGCAACGGTAGCAGGTAACATCAACTATGAAGCTATCTGTAAAATGGCTGAACGTCCTGCGCGAGTGATGCAGTCCCTACAGCGTTACGCTGAGTTGATTGCTAAGAGTGGTCGTAAGATGCGTTGGACAACGCCTCTAGGATTGATTGTAGAGCAACGCTACGAGAAGGTAGAGAAGTTCAAAGTTGACTCTATGATTACAGGTCAGAAGCGCATTCAGACGACCTCACAGCGTCCTACAGGTGAAGTTGATGCAAACGGTCAGAAGAACGGTGCTGCGCCTAACTGGGTTCACTCATTGGACGCTTCACTTCTTCTGAAGGTTCTGTCTCTAGGTTCGAAGAACCACGGCTTGAACCACTGGCGAATTGTTCATGATTCGTTCGCTGTTCACGCTGCGGATACCGAAACGATGGTAACGCTACTGAAGAACACAATGGCTGATATGCTAGACCGTGACCTTCTGAAGCGTACTGCGGAAGAACTAGAGGCACAGATTGACGAAGAATACCGTGACCAAATCATCCCGTTCCCTGAACTTGGTGATGAAGCTTTAATCGACAAGCTACGTTCTGCTCAATATCCATTCTGTTAACGCATAAAAAATACTCATAAATTATTGGGAGTTCCTTCGGGGACTCCCTTTTTTTTTGCCTAAAAAATACCATTACTTTTTCTAATGAAATTCATAAAAATAAATCCATTAGTTCACATATATATTTAGTTCACACACCGGAACTATCTTTATAAAATCCGCGTCCGTTGCCTCTAGAAGCGTTAAGTAGCTCGCACTAAGCAATGGTTTTACCAAGCGTTTTGTCATTAATAGGCAACTGAGGGGTAGGCGTTCAGACCTCCCTCTGCATAGGAGAGGTTCAGATACCTCCTTAAAGATTTCTTAAAGATAACGTTAAGGTGAACTAAATGACTAAAACTACTATTACTGTTTCTATCGCGGATATTACTTTTGATCGTGCTTTCCAATTCCGTACTTTCACTGACGCAACACACGTAGCAGACCTAGCTTCAGTGTGGGAAACAGACGGTAAGTTTAAAGAGCGTCCTGTACTTTCTCGTGTAGTAGACGAAGAGGGTAACGTAGCGTACTTCGTTAAGGACGGTACTCATCGAATCCTTGGTGCGAAGGAAGCAGGCGCTACAGAGATTGAGGTTGATGTGGTTGATGTGGAGTCAAAAGAGGCTGCACTGTTTGAAGCAATCGACGTTAACGCTCAACACGGTAAAGCAACCACTGTAGACGACCTAAAGCTAATCATTCGTGCTGTCAAAGAATCAAGCCGTGTGAACGAGTTCAAGAAGTCTCGCTTCGCATGGGATAAGAACAAACTTCGTGCTCTCCTAAAATGCTCTCCACGTAAATTCGAACGTGCAATCGTAGACACTAACGCTGAGTTTGACCTAGAGCGTGACTATGAGATTCAAAAGCTTTATGAAGCAGGTGAAAGTAACTCTGCGATTTCTCGTGCTGTTGAGTGCTCCCGTGACACAGTTATCCGTGTTATTGCCGCTTACGAAGAAGCTAAGACTGTCGATTTTAGCCAAATGGCGGATTTCGACACTCAAAGTGATGAGCTTGGTGGTCTACCTGTCGATTCTAGCCAAATGGCGGATTTCGACACTTCTGAAGAACCTGCTGGTTTTAGCCAAATGGCGGATAACAGCATCCCTTGGAGTGATGAAGATGATGTGGTCGAGCTAGGTGAAGACTATGATTTCGGTGACAACGTAGGCACTGATATTGACAGTCTGATCAACTCTCTATGTCGTCAAGAAGAGTTAAACGTTGTTAAGTCTGATGTGACTCCTGAAGTTGACCTTGAGCAATGGGCTGCACAGTTCCTCTCAATGTCTGCGGAACAGCAAACAAAAGCCCTAAAACTGATTAATGTTATTAAATAGTTCAGCATTGTCGTTAATTCACAGTGTTGCTCCTTCTGACCGTCCTTTGTGGGCGGTCTTTTTTTGCTTCCCTCCCTATCAGACATTGACAACAAAGGAGTGGTTATGATTTCCAAAACTGACCCAAGCAAACTTCCCAAGTATGACCGCGCTTTGAAGGTCTTAAAGCTTATGGGAGAGGGTATGAACGCACATCAAATCGCTAAGGTTCTTAATCGTCCGATTAGTACCATTTACAAGCACATCACAGCATTTCGTCACTTAACGGGTAAAGAAGGTATCCACAACCAGAACGTAGCGTTTAACGCCTTGTTCTTCGTTCGCATGGGTATGTCTCAACGTGAAGTGGCTCGTTCACCCCTGTTCGCAATTGACCACAAGTTCATTTCTGACTTGTGCGCTATGGATTGGGCGATTCGTACCCTTATCGGGAACATTAACGTCGAAGCAATCAGCGCAATGGTCGAGCTAGGGATGAAGGTTCAAGAACGTGAGCTTGAGTCTGTACGTGAGCCTATCGCGGCTCTCTCAGACGCTTTTGACACGTTCCTTTGCGTCCTCCCTGACAACCTATCACCGGAACTAGAAGACGCGATTACTGACCTCACAGAAGCCGTTATCGAGCTTGAGGACAGAATCAGCTAGTCCCTCACCAATAGATTCAACAACTAAAGGATTTCCCAAATGGAAAGAACTTATTACGTGGACGAACACGGTGTCGTTCACTTCACGAACCCACGCAAAGAGGGGGATAACGACTAACTCAACAGAAGGAGTACACACTTAATGGCATTTAAGATTGTTTACGCTAAGAAAGAACTTGCAGGTATCGAGCTAACAGGTTACGTGAACATCGGCAAACCTGACGTTTACGACCCTGAAAAACCTACCTTTAAGTTCCAAACAGAGTTGAAAGGTGACTTGGCTGAAAAGCTTGTGTCTGCAATTGATTCAACACTGGAAGAACAAGCGCGTGAACTAGGCGCAAAACCATCACCTAAACGTCCATACAAGCGTCTTGATGATGGTTCAGTGCAATTCCAATTCAAGGTACGTCAATTCAAAGAAGACGAATACCCGTTCAAGGTTTGGGATATGCGTATGAACCCAATCACAGACGTTCCTAACTTGACTGCGGGTACTGTCCTAAACCTGAACTTCGCGTTCTACATTTCTGAATTCCGTAACATTGCTTACATTGCGCTACAACCAACGCACATTCAGATTAAGCAAGCGAAGATTTATGAAGGCGGTGGTAACGCTCCAACGTTCGGTGCGGGTGAAGGTTATTCAGTAGAAGACGGTGACGGTGCAGCGCCGAGCTTTGGTGGTCGTCCACAAGACGACGACGATGAATACGGCAACTTCTAATTGATTGACCGCTTCAGTGTGCGGATAAAGCCTCTGTCCACCAATGAAATGCACTTAGGGCGCAAGGTGGACAGTGCTAAATACCGCAAGTGGAGCGCACAGGTTTGTAGGCTTCTACCTCCTGCTGAATCGCTCCACGTTGACTTCACAAAACCTATAGCAATCCACGTTGATGCTACTTTCCGTAACCGCCTCTCTGACCTCGATAACATTTGGAAGCCTCTTCTAGATGCAATGCAAAAAGCCTATCCAGATTTTAACGACAACAAAGTCGTGGTTATGTCTGCAACCAAGTACATCTCGAAGGATGAAGACGCTTTAGGTTACGACATCAAGTTGTTTAACACTAAAGACCCTTAAAGGTATCCCTCGATGGCTCAAGAAAGCAATTTCTTACAGAAAGAGCCATGTCCCAAATGTGGCTCTAAAGATAACTTAGCTCGTTATGATGATGGTCACGCACATTGCTTCACAAACGGGTGTGATTACTTCGAACCCGCAACGGACAATCAGCGTCCACCTAAACAGAAACAACAAGCTAAACCCAAGAAAGAACGCAAGGAATTTACCCCGATTGAGGGTGAAGTTCGTCCTCTCACTAAGCGCGGTATTCGTGAGGATACATGCAAAAAGTATGGCTACAAGGTAGGCAAACTTAGCGGCGGTGAGTGGGTGCAATACATTGACGTTCGTGACCCGTTAACCCGTCAATTAGTGGCTCAAAAGATTCGGACTGAAAACAAACAGTTTCTAGTCAAGGGCACACTGACAGGTGAACTAATCGGTGCTCACTTATTTTCAGGCGGTAAGAAGTTAATCATCACTGAAGGTGAGATTGATATGCTGACCGTCTCACAGGTGCAATCCAACAAGTACCCTGTGGTTTCACTTCCTAATGGTATCTCTTCAGCGAAGAAAGCCATTATGAACAATCTCGATTACCTCTCGAATTTCGAAGAGATCATCCTTTGCTTTGATATGGACGAAGTAGGGCGCGAAGGGGCTGTAGAAGCTGCTGAACTCCTAATCGACCACAACGTGAAGATAATGTCTCTCCCGTTGAAAGACCCCAATGAAATGCTATTGGCGGGGCGTACAGAAGAACTTATCAATGCTATCTGGAACGCTCAAGAACATCGACCTGATGGTCTATTGCCAGTAGAAGATCTCGTTGAGGCTGCACTAAAACCACTTCCTAAAGGTTTACCGTGGATTTACCAAGGAATGAACGACTCAAGCAATGGTCGTCATTTTGGGGAAATTCACACAATCGGTGCAGGTACGGGCGTAGGTAAGACGGACTTCCTATGCGCTCAAGCTGACTTCGATATTCGTCACTTACACCAAAAAGTAGGTTTGTTCTTCATGGAGAATGACCCTACAGAAATCCTTCAATATCTAGGCGGTAAGGCTGATAAGCGTCTCTACTACGAGGCGGGGCATCCTGACCAACTAGACGTAGAAGCACAGCGCAAAGCCTACAAGAAGTACACAGGACGTTGTTTCATCTATGACAACTTCGGTCTGTGTGATTGGTCGAAGGTAAAAATCAAGATTCTGTACCTAATCGGTAGAGGCTATCGGATTTTCTACATTGACCACTTAACGGCTCTCGCAACGGGTGGTGATAAGGATGAGAAGAAAGAACTAGAAGACATTATGGCTGACATTGCCACGTTCGCAAAACGTCATAACGTCTTGTTTCATCTAGTCTCACACCTATCGACTCCTGAAGGTAAGTCACACGAAGAAGGTCAGCGCGTAAGTATCAAACACTTCAAAGGCTCTCGCGCAATTGGTTACTGGTCACACGCAATGTATGGCTTCGAACGTGACCAACAAGCCGAGGACATTAACGTCCGTAGTATCACCACTATTCGACAACTCAAGCGAAGAAAGTTTGGTAAGGGCGTAGGTAAGACGACTCGAATCAAATATGACGCAACAACCGGTATCGCTTCAGAAGTAGGGGCGGTATTCCAACACTCACAATCTGATGATTTCTAATGATGCAAGAAAGGCTCTGTTACGACATTGAAACAGACGGCTTGATTGAGGATGTAACTAGAATTCACTGTATTGCGATTATCAACGTAGATACACACGAAGAGGCTCTTTACGCCGATTACTTGGTGATGATGACAAAGGGCACGATTAAGGACGGTCTTGACCGCCTGATGCGTGCTCAACTAACTCTAGGTCACAACATCATCAAGTATGACCATCCAGTAATCAAAAAAGTAACTGGCGTGGAACTACCAAAAGACAAATCTTTTGACACGCTAGTTGCGGCACGTCTTGTTTTCTCAAATATCAAAGACATTGACCAAAGAAATTCAGGCAAATACACGCTTGGTAAACTCTTTGGCTCTCATTCACTCGAAGCGTGGGGTATCCGTCTAGGTGGCAACCTGAAGATGGAATACGCCCCTGTTATCGACCCTGATCAACCTGTTTACGACCCTACGGTTAAGCCTAAAGACGCTAAGAAAGACCCAAGATGGAAGGGTAGTATCTTCACCCCAATGATGGGTGACTACTGTATGCAAGACGTTCGCGTGAACGTTGACCTGTTCCATCGTCTAGAGCGTAAGGCTGCTGAACTGAACTATGCACGTTCCCTCAAGTTGGAACATGACGCTGCATGGGTTCTAGCTCAACAGGAACGCAACGGCTTCAAGTTCGACGAAGAGAAAGCTATCAAGCTTCTAGGTCGTCTAGCTGGACGCAGAGAGTTCCTATATGGCGAGCTTATCCGCACGTTCGGGGGTTGGTGGGTTTCTGAAGGTGTGGTCGTTCCTGAACGCACAGTCAACTACAAGAACCCGCTTACAGCTTCCCGTACTCAAGGTGCTCCCTTCACAAAGGTTAAGTGGGTTGACTTTAACCCGTCTTCACGACGACACATCATCAAGGTTCTTACTGACCGTGGTTGGACTCCTGAAGAGTTCACACCAAGCGGTGAAGCTAAGGTAGACGAAACGATTCTGAAAGACCTCAAGTTCCCTGAAGCCAAACTCATGGCTGAGTGGTTCTTGGTTCAGAAGCGTTTAGGGCAATTGGCTGATGGTAATCAGGCTTGGCTCAATACCGTTCATCCTGACGGTTTCATTCGCGGCTCTGTGAACCCTAACGGTGCTGTAACAGGTCGTGCAACTCACAGCTTCCCTAACGTAGCTCAAGTGCCTTCATGTGGTGCTGAATACGGGGCTGAGTGTCGTGAACTATTCACTGTCCCTGAAGGATGGTGGTTGCTCGGTTCGGACGCTTCCGGTCTTGAACTGCGTTGTTTGGCTAACTTCATGGCTCGTTATGACGACGGTAAATACATCGACGTTGTTCTTAACGGTGATATTCATTGGGCTAACGCTCAAGCTGCGGGGTTCATTGCCAAAGGCACAATTCGTGACCCTCATAACCCAATCCATGAGGAAGCTAGACGGAAAGCGAAGACATTTATCTACGCCTTCCTGTATGGCTGTGGTGCAGAACTGACAGGTCAACAAGTTGGATGGACTGAAGAAGAATATCTCAACTGGAAAGCCAAAGGTGCTCACAAGCCAATCATCAACCGCTTTAAGCGTCAAGGTAAGCCTTGGACTAGAGAGAAAGTCTGCAACATTCTCAAAGGTGAAGAAGTTCAGAAGAACTTCATGAAAGGTCTCCCTGCCTTAAAGAACCTAATCGAAATCTGCAAAGAACAACACAAGACCAACAAATACATTGAAGGTATTGACGGTCGTCGAATTTACACACGTTCAGAACACGCAAGCCTCAACACTCTGTTGCAAGGCGCGGGTGCGCTCGTCTGTAAGGCGTGGATTGTGGAAATCGAAAAGTTAGCGATTCAAGCCGGATACAAGCATGGGGCTGATGGTGACTTCATGTACTGCGCATGGGTTCACGATGAAGTCCAGATAGCTTGCCGCACTAAGGAAATCGCAGAACACATCGGACAGCTATGTCAAGTGGCTATGTCCAACGTGGAAAAAGAATTCAACTTTATCTGTCGTCTCGATGCTGACTTCCAGATTGGCAAGTCATGGAAAGAGACTCACTAAGAGGTATCCAATTACATGCAACAAGTTAACAAAGCTTACGTTATCAAGGGCGGTCTAATCGGTGCTGCACTTATCGCAATTCTTTCACTGTCTCCTTGGACAATCGTGTCTCAAGGTGAGGTCAAAGTGCCTTCGCTGTTCAGTGAAGTACAAGACCGTGTTCTAACTGAAGGTTTGAACTTCCCTGAAAACCCTTTGTTGTCTTATGACTCTTACACCGTGGCTGAACAATCACTAGTCCTAGAAGACGTGACGATTCCTTCACGAGACAAATTCAAGTCTAACGCTGATGTGACCGTAGTTTGGGAGTTTGACGGCTCTTACGCTCCAGAAATCCGTTCAACTGTTGGTACTCAAGCAGACCTAGAACGCAAGGTTCTTCGCGCTCCTTTGTTGTCGTTCCTGTATGAAGCAGGGCGTACCGTAGAGAAGGCTCAAGACCTATTCGAAGCTGAAACTCAGAACGCAGTACAGAAGTACGTTCACGAGAAGCTTCAAGCGTACACAGACGACTACGGGATCACCATTAAAGCTGTCTTGGTGCAAGACATTAAGCTTCCTGCGGTAATTCAAAGTGCTATCGAGACAACCAAACGTCTAGAAGAACAAGAAGCACAAGAACAAGCAAACCTGAACAAGCAGAAGCTAGTGATGCAACGCGGTGTTGAACAAGCACGAGCTGACGCTGAATCAGCAATGGCTAAAGCACAAGCGATTGAGTCTGTAGCGCAAGCAAACGCGAACGCTAAACGCTTCAACGCTGACGCTGACCTCTACGCAAAACAAGCAGAAGCTAAGGGTAACGAAGCCCTAGCTAAATCTGTGACTCCAAGCCTTCTGAAACTGAAGCAACTAGAAGTTGATATGCAAGAAATGAAGTCTTGGAAAGGTGGCTGTACTCAGAACTGTACCGTCATGGGTGACAAAGGCGTTACCCCTCTATTCCACATGAACAAACAATAACAGAGAGAGATTAATTATGTACAAATGTGATGCTGTAACTATGCGTAAAAACCTAGAACTAGTTGAAACCCTACGTCAAGCTGGCGTTGACTTCGTGCCTATGCCAGTGATGGACAAAGAGGACAAGCAACGACTAGCTAAGGAAGCAATTGAGCGCGTAATGACTGCACTACTTATGGAGGTCGTATTCGATGCTTCGAGCAAAGAATAAAGAAGTTCGTAAGTGGGACTTGTACAAAAACATGGCTCGTGTCTTTGGTGCTCGTAAGGCTAAACGCCTTATGAGTTCCATTGAATGCTGCCTCTCATTTAACCCGTATGCCTTGGGTATTTCGGGGGCTGTCGTGTGGGCTGAAACGCATGAAGGCGTTACCTACTGGAACAGCCTAAACCGCCTGATGTGTAAACGCTTCGGGTGGGGATTCTAAAACTTCCATCTTCTCCTTATCAAACCATCTAGAGCCTTCCTTCGGGGAGGCTTTTGTTTATGAGGAATTCGAATGAAAGGGCATCTATTAGCCTTCGCTTTCATCTTTACGCTGATTGGTGAAACCCCTGTGACCATCAAGGTTGACGGGCATGAATCACGAGTCAAGCAGTGCCAATACATAGCGAAGAACTCAAGCCTGAACCCCTACAAGGTCATGACGACTTACGTCCCTGACTTTGCCGCATGTGAACGTTCAATCAAATTCTAAAGAGATAACACCATGAAATTCATTGAAGAAAACATCCTAGATTACATCAAGCGCACTGTAGAACAACACAACATCGACCCAAGCAACCGCAAGATTACGTGTGTTGAGCTTACCCCGAAAGAGTGGGATGAGGTCGTTAAGTGTGGTTATGCGCGTCCAAATGCTCAAGCCAAATTACGCTTGCCTATCTCTGTGCCTGCAACGCCTCACAAATCGTTGTTCCCTTGCCATTACCACTACGTTGACTTGGTGATGGTTCGTGATGCTGCTGACGAAGACTTCTGAGAGGGACTAAGGTGAGCAAAATCAAGAAATTAGGTTTGTTTGACCTTGATATTTTTGCCTTCCAAGCCAACGCAACGGCAATGGAAGAGGTCTTCCTTCAGAACGGTGATGAGTTCATCGGCTTAATGACCAACATGACTCAAGCGTTCGACTCTGTGGTATCCCGCATTGACGAAATCCGCAAGCAACTGAAGTTAGACAAGGTGGTCATGTGTCTCACTGATGATCACAACTGGCGTAAAGACGTTCTGCCTACCTATAAGAGCAACCGCAAAGACGTGCGCAAGCCTGTAGGTCTAGCAGAGTTGAAACGCCGCTTAGGTGAACACTACGAAACCTACCTAAGACCTTCTCTAGAAGCTGACGATGTGATGGGAATCCTCGCCACTTGGAAAGGTTTTCACCCTGACTATCGAAAGATTGTTATCAGCGAAGACAAGGATATGAAGACGCTTCCTGTGTGGCTTTATAACCCCGCAAAGGACTTCGAGCCTTGGTTCAACTCTGAAGAAGACGCTGATTTATTCCATCTATGCCAAACCCTAGCGGGTGACGTGACTGACGGCTATTCAGGCTGTCCATCAATCGGCATGGATACCGCAAAGCAAATGCTCAAAGACCAAATCATGTTTGAGCAATATGACCATGTATTCAAATCAGGCGCACGTAAGGGCACTACAGAATCCCGTTGGCGTAAGGTCGAAAGTCCCTCCGCATGGGACACGGTGGTTTCGTGTTACCGCAAAGCAGGTCTGAGCGAAGAGTACGCCCTTCAACAAGCGCGTGTGGCTCGTATCTGTCGTGCGTCTGATTACGACTTTAAGAACAAAGAGGTGAAGCTATGGCTACCCAATTAGAAATTGAATGTTTAGGTAGTTACGTCCTTCGTGGATGGTGGGGAAAACCCCAAGGTGTGACTGTTGGTGAACGTTACGTCCTGTTTCGTCCTAAATCACGGACACACCACAAACACGTTCCTTACTTCCTAGACGATGAGGGTACACCACGCTCTGTCTACAACGGTGAGTGGCGTAGTCATGAGGTAGTTGAGATTGTGCCTCTTAAAGACGCTGAACGAATCATTCAACACTACAAAGAGGGTAAAGAACATATGAGTGAAACTCTACAAGAACAACCTCAACCAAGCCTTGCGGCTAACTCGACTGCTGTCGTTCCTGAAGTCATGAAAGACCTAACTGACCGCCTAGCTAAAGGTGTTCAGACATACGGTACACCTCTCATGACTCACAATGGACGCAACGCCTTGCAAGACCTTTATGAAGAACTGCTAGACGCTGCATGTTACGTCAAACAACTAATGATGGAGCAAGCCAAATGAAAATGTCACTTATCTTGAGCAAAGTCCTGAAGTTCATTATCCGCGCCTTGGTGAAAGAGGCTGCAAGTGATTTGAACAAGGCACTTAAAGAAGAAGAGAAGGCGGTCAAACTTGAAGACAAGATTAAGACCGTCCGTGAACAAGCAACTGCACGTACTGACAAGGCGGCACACGTTCAAGACCTAGCAAACAAGCTGATTGGTCTAGCTGACGAAGTAAAGCCTAAAGCGGCAACAAAGGAGGGTGCTAAGTAATGCGCCCGTCCCGTCTACGCAAGCGTGAACGCTTTGATGATTACGAACCAGAAGACAACAAAGTAAACAAAAAGCTTCGTCGTGACCGCAAGGCAACTCGCAAAGTGAAACGAATGTTATAAGGAGACTTAATGTACATCGCTATCGAGGGAAACATTGGGGCGGGTAAATCAACCGTCCTAGAACCTCTAGCGGCAAAATTAGGTTTCGAAGTTATTCATGAAGGCATCGAGACAGATAAAGGCTTTCAAGATTGCCTCGCTGCCTTCTATGAATCAAACGCTAAGGAAGACTTCGACGCTGTTCAGGTTTACCTAGCGAACTATCGAGCTAACCTAATTAGCAAGCTAGACCCCAACAAAAATTACATCATGGAACGAAGCCTTCAAGGTGCAGCTTTGTTCTGTATTGCAGAGAACCACACGGACACAGCCACGTGGACTCTTCAAGACTTCAAACACGTTCCTCAACCTCTTCATTACTTATACCTAGATTGTCCGGCTGAAATCTGCCTTCAACGAATCGCTAAACGTGGTCGTGAGTGTGAACAGACGATTCCGCTTGACTACCTAGAGCGCGTTGAGAAAGCACATAAAGATTGGGCGTACATGGGTGAATGGGCGGGTATTGTATCCGTGGTTGACTCAAGCGGTCAGATTAACCTAGACGCTCTAGCTGAACACATTAACAAAGTAATCGAGGTTAAAACAAAGCCACGTGTCTAAGAAGTACCTGATGTGGAACGCTCACCAAGAAGCGTTGCTGAACCACGCAATCACTCACTCTCAAACAGCAAACTCAAACCTTAAACACTGCGTCCTATCTCATTTCAATCCAAAGGTTCAAGAAGCAATCAAGAAGTTATCTGATGCACTTGTCCTGATGGAAGACGCAATGAAAGACCCTTACAACACACGAGGTAATTCGCAATGATTTTCAAAGTTCATACCCTAGTTAAACTGATTGTTAACCGTAAGCTTGAAGGCTTCAAAATCCTGTCTGATGAAGAGGCGGTCAAGAACGGTAAGCCATACAACACGCTTGTGTTCCAATACGAAGGCAAGCGATACAAGGTTGACTACAAAGATATGTATTGGCGTTCGTACACGGTTGGTCTAATGGGTGCTGAAGGTACAACTATTGACTGTCCTGAAGTGAAGCCTGTTGAGAAGACAATCATCGTCTACGAAGAGGTGGTGTAATGTCTTCAAAAGGTTTCCACTACAAGACCATCGAAGCGATCATTCGAGGTGAAGCCCTTGAAGGCTTTACTCCTGTTCGTGTGGTGCGTATCAAGCGTTCTGCTTTCTATGACTCATACGAAGTTACCTTCCTGCATGAAGAGACGCTTTACACGACTATCTACATGGTTTGCAAGGTAGCTGACGTAGAAAGAGAAGAGAGTGATTCCTTAGTGCCGTGTTACGTGGTAACTGACGAACTATAGGAGTACCAATGCCTTACATCACCCTAGAAGGTAACGTTGGGGTAGGTAAGTCAACTTTACTTCACCGTCTCGCTGACGAATTGGGTTGGGAGGCGGTGGAGGAAGGCATCGAGTTTGATGAAGGCTTCCAAACGTTACTAAAAGAACGATACGAAAACCCTACGCCTGAAAACGTAGCCAAACTTCAACTGTATGTGGCTAATTTCATGGCTGAACGCATCAACGAGCTAGACCCTAACAAGTTCTATGTGGTTGAACGTTCGGTCTTTGCAACAGAACTGTTTAGTCTAGCGGCTAACCGCCCTGACATTATTGATGCTCTAGCTGGACACGTCCTTCGTGTACCTGCACCGGAATTCTATCTGTACCTGTCTGCTCCACCTCGTTTGTGCCTAGAGCGCATTCATGAGCGTGACCGTACAGGTGAAGGCGAGGGTATCAGCTTAGAATACCTTCAGACGCTTCACGATATTCATGAGCGTTGGTTCAATATGATGTCAATGTTAGGTCGTGTTAAGCGTGTGGACGCGGTGGATTACCCTGATGTGAAACGTCTAGCTGAAGCTGTACGTCAAAGGGTTTACACCAAATTCTGAGCAAATAATAACCTCCCTTCGTATTAGAGAGGACATAAAGAAAACTTCTCTTATTATATTAAGACAAACCCCTTCAAACCTCTCGCTGATGTTTAATTGTTGGGGTTTTTCTTTATGTCCTCTCCTTACGAACAACCAAAGGAGGGTATATGAACATTTCAGTACGTGACCTCCTTCCTGTTGTTATCGTCCCAATTGTCACTTGGATTATGTCTACGTACTCCTTCACGGAAATCATGAAGGAACGAATGGACACAGCCACGCAAGAACGTGCAGTCATTAGCAACAAGTTAGACAAGGTGGTGACAATTCAAGGTGATCAAGAAGTACGTATCCGTCTGCTAGAAGATGGTCAAGGTGCTTTGGAACTGAAGGTCGATAAGATTGAGAACAAGGTGTTCCATAAGGAGTAACTACTACCACTAACAACAATGAAGGAGAATTAATCAATGCAAGTAAAGAACAAGAAAGGTGAAATCTTCACGGTTTCCCAAGAACACTACGAAACCTACAAGCGTGACTTAGAGTTGGTCACAGGCAAACCAACAAAGGAAGTCAAAAAGAAAGTAGCTAACGAGCGTAAGACTAAGACTGCTACCAAAGAAGAAGCTTCAGAATAACCCTTCAATTTTGATGGGGGGCTTTTTCTGGGGAGTTTTCATAAAGTATGCGTAAAGTCTGTGCATCTGCGGGGTGCAAGAATGTAACGTCCTCGCGCTACTGTTCGAAATGCCAAAGAAAAGCTGATGAACGTTCTAGAGAACATGCTAAGAAACGCGCTAGGACTTCAGCAAGACGCTACGAAGACAAATACAAATCCTTCTACGGCTCTCAAGCATGGCGAGATTTACGCCTATTGAAGCTTAAACGTGACCCGTTATGTGAGGATTGTAAAGCCAACGGATTTCTTCGAGAAGGTTATGACGTTGACCACGTGGTCGAGATAAAAGACGACTTCTCAAGACGTTTGGACATAACGAATCTTCGTACATTGTGTCGTTCATGCCACGTTACGAAAACCATTCACGCCCGAAAACAACGAACTAAAAATAGTATGGCGAATGAAAATGGTTGGGGAAAATAGGGGCGGAAAAAGTGAGATTTATATCTTGAGACAAGTGACCCTCGCGGTATCGTCTCAACCTCAAATCTTCTAAACGTTCTTGCCTTGTGTGGCTCTTTGTGCATTCGAACGGTGCGCGGGGACTTCATAACTAGCCAACTGATAAGAGTAGGCGGTCACTTGGGAAGCCTTGGAGGGAGTCCAAACGACCGCCTAGAGTCCCTTGAGGCTTACTATATAAAACCCAAAAAAGGGCATCTACAGACGAAATCGTCTCATAGTGTCCCGCTTTGGTCTTTCTGTGAGACAAAACCGTCTCATATTTATCTGATTGAGTACAAATCCTTTCTGTAACGCCCTATAAGACGCTTTAATGATGTAAGCAATAGGTTGGTATAGCTTATATCCTTAAATCGTCTCTACGGTAATTCTAGAGGCGTTCTTGAGGTGGCATTGTGGCGAGTCTCGGTGACTCTTTACGAGCCTAGCGCGTTGCTCTGCGTGGTCGTGGGGTGCGTGTGGGCGTGGCTGCGTTGCCGCTTCGTGGTCTTGGTGGTGGGAGGTGGGCGCGGGGATTTCCTCGCGGCTAAGACTATTTCAAACGTCCAGATATGCAAAAAGCGCCCACTAGGGACGCTCTTTGTTTAGTTCTTTGTGATTAGCTCTAGGAGCTTTCTGATTGCTTGACCTCGTGGTGCTCTCACCTCTAGGTCACGGTATAGGGCAATCTCAGTTAGTGCATCGAGGTTAAATACAATCATCACTTAACCTCCACCGCTTCTAGTTCATACTTAGCGTAAACCCCTTCAGTAAATAGTTTAGGGTTTACCAAGCGCATAGCGCGTGAGCGAGATTTTACTAGATTACCGTTCCAACTTAGGTAACGACCATCTTTAGCACGACCAACAAAAGCCTGTTTGTCTGCGTTCGCCTTTTCGATTGCTTGAGCTAGTTTCTCAACGTTCATTTTATTGTTTCCTTGTGTGTGTTTCGATGGGTATGAGATTAATTTATCTCATAGGGTTTAGTCAACAATAATATGAGACGATTTTGTCTAAATGATCATTTAATGTCCATCACCGTCTCAATGAGGGCTGCATTCTTTTTAACCTTGGTCACTTTTGATTTAAGTGTGTTGTGTTTCTGGTTAAAAAGCTGCTCTGCTCTATAAACTGGAACATCTTCCAAGAACACCGCAAAGAGGGCATTTTGTGTTACTTCGTCGTCATAAAGAGCCTTTACAAGTCGTTTTGTCTGTGCGCTGTTTAGTTTCATAGGTTTAACCCTCTAAATTATTGTTAAAAGGGGCTTTTCGCCCCTAAAGTTTAAATTAGTTGTGGAATGCGTAGTAAACGCGCTCACAGTTCTCGATACGACCTGAATCAATGAATGTAAAGTCCATTGCTAGGTCACGCCCGTAACGCTCGTAATCAAAGTATTGTTTCAAGTGTTCTGGCATTTCAGAAAGTAAGCCTGTTTCCTCTGCGTACATCTCTGCGAACGCTGTTTCCTCTGCGTTATTCATAAATTGACCGATAGACACAGAAAACTCGCCGTAGTAGCGGTTAGAAATCTCTGACAGTTCAATCCCATTGTTTAGAGCTGCAATCACTAGGTCTTCGTCTAGGTCAGATTCTAGAGCTTCAATGTATTCTTCCCAAGCCATAGAACCCCAACCATTACCATAAGAAGTAAAGCAACCAACAAGACCGCCTTCGTCGTCCACCACGCACCAATCGCGGCTCATGATGTTATCTGCAATCTCTTCCGCTTTGGTTTCGTCTAGGTTTGCGTAGGTGACTAATGAATCAGAAATCCAATCCTCTAGACCGATATGATGTTTAACAATCTCTTCCGCGTCTAGCCAAATATCCCAACCATCTGCAAGACCATAGAAGCGAATACAAATAGTAGACTCGTTCATTGCTTTAGCTGAAGTTTCTAGAGCTTTGATGATTTCTGAAGTTTTCATGTGTATTTCCTTGTGTGTGTTTTGATTTGATGCCTATGAGATTAATTCGTCTCATAGGTCTTTGTCAACAACTTTATGAGATATTTTCGTCTCAATCAGGCTGTCTCGTTTCGATGGGTATGAGATTAAATCGTCTCATAGTTCTTGTCAACAGGTATGAGACAATTTTTTCTCAATAAATTTTTTAAAAAAGTTTTGGAGGGCTTCTATATGGTGCTGAATGTCGAACTATTGGACGGTGCAACAGTGGAATATAAAGACGTTTTCTATCTTCTTCGTTATGAGAATGGGCGTGTAAACATTACCGAACTATTCACGGGCGTTCGCTGCCCTGACAGTGAAACAGAGAAAGAAGTAATGAGAGCGATTGTTCAAGCTGTGAGCACAGCCAACCAATAAACACCCCTCTATATCTCCCTCCCTAATAGAACACCTCTGTTCACTCCCTAAGCAGAAACACAAAGAAATATTTATTTACTAGCTTGCCCCTCGGTGGGTGGCTTGCGTGTGTCTGTTTGTTATCGAAATGTTTCATCCCTTGAAGCGCGTGGGGTGGCTAGGGGGAGGGTGCGCGGTAACGCTCACGTATGACGATTGCGGCGTCCCATGCTTTTTACACAAAACGTGCGCTTGAGTTAGGAGATTTACAGAACGTGCGTAACACACTTAGAAACCTTAACGCCTTGCGGGTGCGTAATCCCGTTAAGTATGCCGCACTTGAGGCGGTGAACTTCGAAATACCAGAAGGCACAGCTTGGTGTCGTGTCTGTCAGGACTTCACCAAGCGTCTAAAGCCTCCCAAAGACAGAATCAACGGTGCTTGTAAACCTTGCCGTGACCGCGCTTATGCAAGGGATAGAGACAAAATCCTTAAACGAGCCAAAGCGTTACGAGCAAGCAAACCAAAGAAGCCTAGACCAAAGAAACCATCAACACGAAATCCTGATGGTGTTTACAGCGTCTACCTAGCGCAAGCCCGTTCGAGGACGTGTAGCGAGGTCTTTTACAAAGTAGGCGTGTCTATTGATGTACCTAAGCGGCTGCTTGAGTTTGGCGGTAGCCACTACTCGGTATTCCTTATGGGTAAGCTCGACTTCACAAGCAGAAAAGAAGCGTTGGAGTTTGAGGCTAAATACCTTGAGGAATGCGCCTCTAAGTCACCTTACACACCTAAACACGAACGGTTTGGCTCAAGAACAGAGTGTTTCTTACAGCCAATCCCATTACATACATTCCAACCAACAACTTAGGAGAACCAACTTGAACTATTACACCTTATTGGGCTTGTACGTCTTAGCTTCTGTGGCTTCACAGTTCCTAACGTCAACTCCAATCCACCTTCTAACAATCGCTTCTGTACCTGTTTGGATGCCTCTATCGTCCTTAACAATCGTTCCTCTCGTTGACGTGCTGCGTTCTTTCACACAGGCGCAAGCAGAACGCGAGAACCGTTCGTTTAAGGTCGTAGCGCGTCAAATGCTGATGCTTACAACGGCTGTAGCTGGTCTATGTGTTCTGTTCCTTGGTTTGCCTTTACCTATCTTCATGGGTGTGCTCCTAGCGGTAACTATCGGTGGCGTTGTGGACGTTCTGGTATTCCGTCGAATGGGTAAGCTGTTCACGTCTCCTGTCAAGCGCATGGCGTTTAGTAACGCAGGTGCAACGCTTGTTGGCTCAGGTATCGTGTTCCTAGTGGCATTCACGGACTTAATCTTCCCGTCGAACCCTCTAGCCGTTCCTTACTTACACGCTGTGGTTGGATGGTTGACCCAATCGACCTTCATTTGGGCGAGTGGTCTGACTATCGCTTACATCATGAACTCGGTACGTAATCTAAAGGAGGCTAAATGAACAAATACCTAGCTCTGGCACTGGCAACAGTGGCTACATTCTTTGCCGTAGGCGTTAAGGCTAACACTTACGGCTCTCTCTACATGGACACTTACGAGTGGTCAGGTCTGTACGGTGACAACGCAACGAAAGAAGCGGGAACTGATACGTCCTACGCAGTGGGTGTCGAAGCGGGTTACATGGATGAGACGTTTAACGTCTACGGTTTCCATGAAGAATACTCGCTGAACAGTCGATTCTCGAAGGTAACAACACACGTTGCTCTAAACGAAAACCCAATGACTCTCTATGTGCAAGGCTCTTACTACGAGGATGCTTACGGTGATGAAGGTCGAGCGTTGGTTGGTGTTGGCTACCCGATTCAATACAAAGGTGAACTCGTTGAGTTTAACTTCACTCCATTCGTGGGCTACTCATGGGCTGATTCAGCCTTCAACGTAGAAGACGCAGCTATGGTTGGTTGGTCAGGCAACACTAAGGTGTTAGGTCTGAACCTTACCTCATGGCACGAAACAGACCGTCAACATGACGAATGGACAATGAACGGTGCGCTTGGTGCTTATCTGGACATTAACGAAGATTGGTACACAGGCGTTCAGTATCGTTACTGGTACAACACAGGCGGTAATGACGGCTTCGCTGACGCTGTTATTGCCCGTGTAGGTATGCGTTTCTAACTAACTAACTAACAGCTAAGGAGGTCTATGTGGCAACGCCTAAGAAGTCAATTCAAGAACTAAAAGCTGCGGGTACATATAGACCTTCGCGGCACGGTAAGGAAGAGGATCATCCAGTGGTACGCATTGAACGTCCTGAAGCCCCTCCGTTCCTTAACCAAGAAGCCTTCCGGTACTTCCAAGAAATCGTAGGTTACGGCGTTGATATGGACATTATCGGTAAGGCTGACTCAGTGATTATCGGCTTGTTGTCCAACGAACTGTGCGAGTGGACAGAACTAAACGAAGCGGTACGTAAAGAAGGTTACTTAACCAAAATGCCTACCGCTACAGGCTTCATGCAGGAAGTTGTAAACCCTAAATTGAAAATCCGTGACGACAAAACAAAGGTAATCCTAAAGATGCTCGGTGATTTAGGTATGAGTCCTGCTGCTCGTTCCAAAGTTCAAGTGAACGAGAAAAACAAACAAGAAAAATCAGCTCTAGGCGAGTTCCTAGCGGCAGTTAAAAAGCAATAGCGAGGTTTCAATGGCTAAGTTTTTAATTAACACGGTGGTAGACGCTGAACAGGTAACAAGCGGTGAAGCGTGGAAAATGGCAGGTGAAGCAGAGGATTTACCAGAAGGCTTCACTGACATTCAGGGTTACTTGGTTTACATCAAGACCCCACAAGGCACACATCCTGTTTGGATTCCGTCTGACTTCTTCGAAGCGATTTCAAGCGAGGTTATCTAATGACTCTTTCCGATTTGGTGGTCGAGTTGTATCCAGAACTTGACCCCTCAGAAATCCGTCACTTACCCCTTTGTGACATTTTCACGATTGCCTACAAAGGGACTCTTATCGGGTACTTTGACCCAATCCACGACAACCTACGCATTGATTCTAACGAGGTGAAACAATTCATTGATAAATAAGGAGGTCTATGAATCCAACTAAGGCTCAAATTGAGCGTGTACGTAAAGAGTTGGTAAACCATAACCTCACTGACGATGATCAAACCTACGAGCAAGTCCACAAGTACGCTGACGATATTCTGTCAGGCAAAATCAAAGCGTGTAAGCAGGTAAGAAAAGCTGCTGAACGTCACTTCAAAGATATGTATCGGTCAATGTACGACCCTTCATATCCATACCGCTTCGACCCCGTAAAGGCTCAACGAGTCATTGACTTCTATAAGTTCATTCGACACACGAAAGGTAAGCTTGCACGTACTGTCATGAAGCTCATGCCTTGGCAGCAATTCTGTGTAGGTTCTATCGTTGGTTGGGTTTACAAAGATACCGGCTTTCGTCGTTTCAAACAGGCGAACATTTGGGTGGCACGTAAGAACGGTAAGTCCACCTTAGCTTCAGGTCTAGGGCTTTACTTCCTCATTGCTGATGGTGAGGTAGGTGCGGAAATCTACTCGATAGCCGTGAAGAAAGACCAAGCAAAGATTGTATTCGACGATGCTGTTCGGATGCTCTCAATGTCAGAACTGAAGGAAGTCCTAACGGTTAAGCGAGATTCCATCACGTTTGATGCTGAATTCGCTAAGTTTGTACCCCTAGCGTCTGACTCAAACTCATTGGACGGTCTTAACACGCACTGCTTCATTGCAGACGAACTCCACTCATGGAAAGACCGCAACCTTTGGGGTGTTATGGAAACCTCAACGGGTGCTCGTGAACAGCCTCTAGCCTTCTCGATTTCAACTGCTGGTTGGATTCTTGACGGTATCGGTAAGGAACTGTTCGATGATGGTTGCACAATCCTAGAGAACTACGGGCTTGAAGAGAACGTCTTCACCATGAACTACACGTTAGACGATGGTGACAAGTTCAATGACCGTACTTGCTGGATTAAAGCAAACCCTTGTCTTGGTGTGTCCGTGAAGGAAGAGGACATTGAGCGTCTTTGCCGTAAAGCTGAACGTATGGCTTCAGAACGGGCAAACTTCCTAACAAAACGTCTGAATGTTTGGGTAAACAACGCTGAAGCGTGGCTAAACCTAGACAAACTCTACAAGTGTGCTGACCCTAACGCACGTCTAGAAGACTTTGAAGGTCGTGACTGCATTATCGGTGTGGACTTCGCTGACTACCTCGACTTGACCTCTGTGTGTTATCTGTTCGTCAACGATAACGGGACGTTCAACGTGTTCTACGAGAACTTCCTACCTAACTCCGCAATGGACAAGGTATCTGAACAAATGCGTCAACGCTATCTGCGTTTAGACGATGAGGGATACCTGAACATCCTTAACGTGGAAGCTATGGACTACTCAACGCTCGGTCACGTTCTTATTGAAGCGTCTAAGCGTTTCAACGTCCAAACCATTGCTTACGACCCGTACCACATGACCGCTATTGCAACTCAACTAGAGAAGCAACGCCTACCTATGGTTTCCATCACCCAATCGAAAGCGAACCTCTCAGAAGCCTCAAAGCTTCTTGAGCGTTACATCTATGACGGTTCGTTTATCTACAACGGTGATAAGACCTTTGAATGGGCTGCGTCCTGTGCAGTCGTTAAGACGGACGACCGTTCGAACATTCAGGTGTTCCGTGAAAATCACAACACACAAAAGATAGACCCTGTGATTGCTACGATCATTGCTCTCTCAATGGCTGAGATTCAAGAGAAACCTAAACAGTCTCCGTACTCAGGTAGAAGCGGAAGAGGTCTAATTGTACTTGGCTAAGGAGGTGAAATGGGTTTATTGAACTGGCTCTTTAAGAGTTCCAAAGAACCACAAAGTAAATCCATTAACCCTTACATCGACGCTCAGTTAAAAGCTGAAGGTTCGCGTCATGCAGGGGTTAATGTGACCTACAACACAGCCATGAGACAAGCTGACGTTTACACGTGTGTGCGTATTCTCAGTGAGTCCATCGGCATGATTCCAATGAAACTTTATAGACAGAAGAATGGAATCCTCGAAGAAGTCTCACAGACAACTCGCGAGTTTAAAATCTTCTGTCAAAACCCTAACGGGTTCATGACCTCTCAGGAGCTAAACGAGCATCTTGTGACTGCTCTGATGCTGCGCGGTCATGCCTTCCTTGAGGTTTGCAAAAACTCATTAGGCGGCGTTTCTGAACTGCTCCCTATGCGTTACCTCGAACACGCCTCAATCGGTCTGACAACAGACGGTGTACCAATGGCTCGATGGGTTGACCATAAAGGCAACGTCCAAACAGCCTTACCGCCTTTCGCTGATGAAGGTCTTCTCGATATTAAACTGCAATCCCTCAACGGATTCCAAGGTATCTCACCAATTGCGCTCATGGCTGAACAAATCGGTACAGCTATGGCAGCTCAACGCCACGAAGCGAAAATCTTCGAGAACGGCACACGCCTAAGCGGTGTCCTGTCCACTGAAGACACTCTCGATGATGAAGCTATCGAGCGTCTACAAGCGAGTTGGAACGGTGCATACGGTGGTACTGACAACGCGGGTAAGGTTGCTGTCCTTGAGCATGGCTTACAGTACACAAACATCACAATGACTAACCAAGACGCACAGCTCCTAGAAATGCTGTGTTTTAGTCGTGAGCAAATCGCTGCGGCGTTCCGTGTTCCTGTACACATGCTTAATGACACTACCGCACAAACCATGAACAACGTGGAACAGAACAACCTTCACTTCCTGAAGAACACGTTGATGCCAATCATCATCAAGCTAGAGAACGCTTACAACAAGTTGCTTCCTTCAAGCATGGTGGTTCGTTTTGACACACGTCAATTCGTTCGTGGTGACATTCGCACCCAAGCGGAAGTAGCGGAAATCCTTATCAAGAACCGCATTATCAGTCACGAAGAGTCTCGTGAAATGTTCGACTTAGCTCCTGCTAACGAGTCAGACCTATTCGTAATCCAATCAAACAACTACGTATGGGGTACGAAGAAGGACTCCATGAAGCTCTCTGAGAGACTACTGAACCCTCCACAACAAACCCCAAAAGAACAACAACAAGAAGAAGAGGTGAACCCTAACGATGCTGAGAAAGAGCAAGGTAAAGACTCTTCAGTTTGATGTTCAGGGTGTAAGTAACGAAGGCGTTATTTCAGGGGTTCTTAACTATTTCGGTAACAAAGACCACGCAGGGGACGTGACCGTCAAAGGTGCGTTCCGGCACAGCATCAAAATGATTGAAGAAAGTGGTCGTTACCTAGTCATGCTGTGGCAACACGACCCTGACAAGCCTATCGGTGTATGGAAGAACCTCCGTGAAACTGCACGAGGTCTTGAAGGTGATGGTTACATCAACCTTGATACAGCGTTAGGTCGTGAGGCTTATGCCCTTGCGAAACAGGGTGCTTTGTCAGGTATCAGTATCGGCTATTGGGTAATTGAAGAGGAGTACGATTCAAAGACTAAAACCAATTACCTCAAAGAGTTAGAGCTACGCGAAACGTCCCTAGTGACTTTCCCATGTAACGAACTAGCACGAATTGAAGAGGTGAAGAAAATGAAACTTAACGAAAAAGGTCTTCCAAGTCAGGAAGAACTCAAATCATTCCTAGTGAGCTACGGTGCTGCTGAAGAATTAGCAATGGCTATCGTAGCGAAATACCTACCTGATTACGTCTCTCCTGAAGAAGAAGCACAGCGTAAAGCTGCGGCTCAAGAAGAGATCAAATCGACCCTTGAAGGTCTATGCGAAAAGCATGGGCTGTCCCTGAAAGAAGCTCTAGATGCAATCGAAGGTGTTGACCAAGTTCGTGACGCTGACGTTCTGGCTAAAGAAAACGAAGAAGAAGAACCAGAAGACGACAAACCAGAAGACGAACAGAAAGAACAACCTACCGATGAGCCTGATGAGAAATCTGACTCTCTAGACGACTTCTTCACTAAGTAAAACCTCCCTCCCTATAGGAAGACACAAACCTCACTACTCGGTGCTCGTTAAGGGCACTGAGGGATTTCTATTACCTAAACAAAGAGGACAAGAATTATATGAAATTTGATATTAAATCTATCGAAGCTATCACTAACACTGCTGAAATGAAGCAAGTAATGACTGAACTTGCTCACGCACTGGCAGACGTAGAGACAAAAGCACGTGCGAACAAGACGACTGAACAAGTAGAAGCAGAGAAGAAAGCTGAACGTCGTGAAGTTGTTCGTAAGTTCCTGAACACTGCTCCTGCTAAAGCAAGCATGGACACGTTCGTTAAACAGCTAGACCTGACAGCGAACGCAAACACAATCGAACAAGAAATGTCGAAGGAAATCATCAAGCTTGCAGTGGCTAACGATGTGTTCCTGTCTGAAATCGGCAACCAAACCGTATCGAGCACAGACTTCCGTCAACTTGTCTTGAAGAAACGTCCTAACGTGAAGCAAACAGGCGAACAAGACGGTACAACTACTGCGGTATCACACACTGATACACAAACCTACGTGGAAGTGTCAGCGTTGTTCGCTAAGATTTTCGCAATGCCAATCATGACTCACGAAATCCTACGCGATTCACACATCGACGTAGAAGGTGAGCTAATGGCTCTGATTGCGGAAGAGTGGACTTACAAGCTGATTGATATGCTGCTGAACGGTGACGGTAAGAAGTCTAACGGCATCCAAAACCTACGTGGTCTGCTGAACTTCCGTGTTGACCGTGAGAACGACTTCGCAGAAGCGTTGAAAGTTGATGGTGAACGTAACCCTGACACTTACCACGTGGTTAAGACAGGTGTTGACGGTGCTTTCGGTGCAACCACTGAAGCCGTTGAGAACTACTTCATTGACCTTCAAGCGTCATTGCCTCAGAAGTACCAATCTGCTGCTAAGTGGTTCATGAGCCTGAAGACATTCAGTGAATTGAAGAAACTTCGCACTGAACAAGGCTTCCCAATCATCGAGTTCGGTAAATTCTCAATCTCAGGTGCAGCTTGGGGTGAAGGTTACATCCTGCTAGGTCGTCCTATCGTGATCATCGACCAACTACCAAACTCTGCTGCTAACGCAACGCCTGTAATCTACGGTGACTTGAAGGCAGCGTTCAAGCTAGTCCCTCTAGCTGGCTCAGAACACTTCCTGATTGACGACATCACAACTAAAGGTGCTCGTACAATCTACCTTGACCAACGTTTCGGTGAAATTGTTGGTAACTCTGACGCTATCCGTATCGCTCTACAGAAAGCTTAATCAGGGGTGCGGCTATGAGTCACGTTATTCTTAGCCGCGCTTTCACTGAAGTAGTTCCGTTTGAGCAAGTAGCGTCTCACCTTCGAGTGTGGGACGAAGAAGACCGCGCTTACATTGAATCTCTCGTGGACGCTGCGGTCTGTACGGCTGAATCGTATATGAACCGCTTGATTATCGAAAGCGTGGTTCTTGTTGGCTTGTCCAACTTCAATCAAACCCTCCCGCTAGGTCGTGCTAAGGAAATTAAAGAGATTACTTACCGCCTAGCGTCTCTCGATGTAAAGGTTACGCTGTCACCGGAAGATTACGAACTGGACTTACTGCGTAACCGCATCGTCCTTCGTCGTGGTGTGTCCGTTGCGGGTGCTTACGACATTCAAGTCACGTTGGTGACGGGGTGGAGTGCTGACGAAATCCCTGCGAACGTGAAACACGCTGTCCTTATGCTTGTGGCAACTCTCTACGAAATGCGTGAGGACGCAACAGTAGGTCAGGGTGTGACAGTGACGAAAGTCCCTGTGACTCACCAATACCTACTCAATAAACACAAAATCTACTCGGTTTAAGGGGGTGGTAAATGAGACGTGGTGCTTTGCGTCACCGTCTTCAAGTCTACGTCCCTGAAGTGTATCTCTTTGGTAATGAGGTTAGCGCATGGAAACTACTAGGGAAACCTTGTGGCTCTGTGCGCGTTCTTGAGTCCATCGAATCGGCAGGTAACGACCTTCAAGGCGTTGAGATTGTCGAGTTCACTATCCCTTACTCAAAGAGACTTGAAGACAATCAACATGACGTGATCATCGTTCACAGAGGTCACGAATATGACGTACTCGGTATCAAGAACATTGAGTACAAAGACCGTGAGTTACGGCTACAGGCTAAACGCTATGAAGGCGTTAAGCGAGTGACCAATGTCGAAGTATGACTTGGTTTCTTTTGAACTCGAATTCAACGGACAGGTAGACCTCGCGGGTATCGAGAACGAAATGGTCAAGCTCTTTGGTGAAGTAGGTGCTTCATACAAGAAGAAAAAGAACCATTCCGTCACGGTAATCCAAGGTGCTCTCAGGGACGCTCATCAAGTTATTTATAGGGAGTGTCTAATCAAAGCCCCAACGATTCGTGCAGATATTCTAGCGAATGAGTCCAAAGAAAGACGGGATATTCACTTAGGTGATCCTAAATACATGGTCGAGCGTTCAGCGCATGGTAAGAAATGGCTACAAAGCGGTATTATCGCAAGGCGTGTAATTACCTTTAAACATCCTGTCTCTGAATATGCTGCGGCTGTTGAATTCGGTCGTGATTCATTCTTACAAGTCGTTAAGAAAGCCCCTTACGGAATTACCAAAGGACAAACTGACTATTGGTTGCGAGAAGTTGGGGCAATGGCAGCTCAACCTTTCTTATTGCCTTCCCAACGAAATAAAGCAAACCAAGCAATTAATGTCTTTGCGTCCTCATTATCTAATCGTTGGTTGAAAGTATTAAGGCGATTAGAGAGAAAACGTAATAAGAGGTAAGCGTGGAATTAACACTTATTGAATTCTTGAAGCCACATTTAGGTGGTATGCAGGGATATATCTCAAAGAAATCAGAAGGTGCGGATTATCCCGCCTTCATTATTGATTCAAACATTTCTCGTGGTGAGTCTATCTATTCAAATAAAGGGAAACCCCTCGGTTATGATTACGATATTCAAATTAATCTTATTGATACTCGTTATGTACCTATCCGTGCGCTACGTGACAAAGTAATTGAATTACTTGATGGCTTCACAGGTGAGTTAGGTGAGTTCCAAGTTATTGACTGTCAATTAATTGATGGAACTTTAGGAATGAATATTAATAAAAACTACGAGTGTGTCCTTTTCTTCAGAATAAAAACAAAATAAGGAGAAATAATATATGGCAGGTATCGGTCGTGGTACTCGTGGTATTGACACGAAACTTTTATACAACCTAACGGCAGGCACTAAGGCTGCTTCAGGTTTCACTTTGGAGGTCGGTGATATTACAAGTATCGGTGATATTAAAGACTCCGCTAACACAACTGAAGTAACTGTTTATGGTGAAGGTTACACAAACACTTTCACAACAGTGAAGAACGTTGGACAGATTGACCTAGAGTTCCTAGCGAACACGGAAGATGCAGGTCAGACAGCTCTAGAAACTCTATACGCAAACCAAAACACAGCCTCATTCGCTATCCGTCTAGTTCAAGGTGAACGTCAAACAGACTACATGTTTGATGGTCAGGTTAGCTCGTTCGGTATTAGCTCTGCGGCTGACGATGTGGTGCGTTATGCAGTCTCTCTAGTGGTACACGGTAAGGTACACAAAGAGAACAAAGCGGGTGCATTATCCGCTAAAGCTTAATCAACTAAAGGGACTACTTCAGGTAGTCCTTTTTTATATCAGAAGGAGACTTTATGAATCGCAATGAATTACTAAAACGACTAATGAACAAACCAGTTAAATTTACTGTTGATGGTTACGGTGATTATTTCGTAAAGGGTATGAACACAATGGATTACCTCTTTGCGGCTGCTCAAAGTGAGACAGACGAACAAGGTAATATGAATCAAGAAAGTTACTTTGCTGCTTTAGTGGTTCGCTGTGTTCTTGACGAAAATAAGCAACGTCTATTTAAAGATGAAGATATGCAGGTCTTAAAAGAAGCAGATATTTCCTTCGTGCTTCCGCTTGCTCTTAAAGTACAAGAACTATCAAACCTTTCAACAGGTGAAGATTTAAAAAAGAACTAAAAGAACTTCGAAATAATACGTTCGAGGTCTTCTGTTTAGAATTGATGCTTTATTGGGGATTGACCTTTGAAGAATTCAACAAGCAACCAATGGCGTTAATTTATAGATTATTCCTTCTTAACCAAGTTAAGCCTTTCCTAAATAGTAATTCGTGGATTCAAGCGGGTACTATCGCTGCGGCTGCCTACAACTCAACGGCAGGTCGTAAAGGTAAAATGCTCGCTTACGACGATATATTCCCATTCATGAAAGAAGAGTCGATGGATATTAACGAAGGTCGTGACGAAGCTTCTCAGAAAGAATTACATCATAAATTAACGGCACTGTTTGGTTAATTAAGAAGGAGGCTTAATGGCAGGAAAGAACGTTACGATTGGTAACGTAAATATTGCCATGAGTGCCAACGCAGCCAAACTAATTCAACAAACAGAACAAGCACAAAAGAGTTTCAAGAAGTCCCTTGGAAAGATGATGAAGGATATTCGCTCCTTCAATTCTAAAGTAGGGACTATGGCGGGTTCGCTGAAAAACCTTATGGGTTCAATGACCCGCTTAGGACTCGTTGGTTCTGGTACGGCGGCTGCTCTCGGTACGCTTGGCTATAAACTTTACGAAAACCAACGTGAAATGCAGCGTATGGCAACCACGGCAGGTGTAACACTAGAAACATACGCAAAACTCACACACGCAACGAACACGCTAGGTCTTGAGAACGAGTACCTAGCAGACGCTTTAAAGGACTTAAACGTTCGTATCGTTGACGCAGCTTCAGGCGGTGGTGCGCTAGTCGATTTCTTCTTGAGTATCGGTGAGAGTGCTAAGGACTGGATGGCTCTAGACCCAACTGAACAGTTCACACGCTTCCAAGAAACCATTTCAAGGCTTGACCCAAGTACAGCTAAGTTTTGGGCTGATGAGGTCAACGACAGTATGTACCGTCTGTCCACCACAATGACCCGTAGCGGTAAAACGCTAGGTGATTTCATGGCTGAAGCAGAAGGTCTAGGCGCGGGTACAAGCGGTCAGTTAATCCACATGGTTAACGATATGTACGCCTCGTTCCATCGTCTGAAAATCATTATCTCAGAGGTAGCCAACACGACCCTTGCGATTTTCAGTAAGGCGTTCACCTCGATTTTCGATAAGGCTACAGAGAAGTTCAGAGGGATGATTTCAGAAGGCGAGACTGCGGGTGAAGTTATCTTCAACTTCAGTAAGCAGATTGCTCTCGGAATCCTTCGAGTTATTCAGACCGCTTCAGTACAGATTGAGAAGTTCATGTACAAGGTGATGATGCAGCTAGGTAAGTTCGATTCGTCCTTCCTAGATGGTTTGTCAGACAACGCCTTGATGGAACTAATCAAAGTTGAATCGAAAATCTCAGATATTCAACGGAAGATTGAGGCAGGTAAGAAGTCTTCAGGTTTTCATGCAGGTGCAATGTATGGTCTTGAAATTCCACGCCTTCAGAAGCAATTAGGTGAACTCTTAAAGCTCAAGGAAGAGTTGAACAAAGAGGTTAGCGGCGGCTTCCTGCAACAACTGATTGATGGTGTTGACGCTGTTAAGTATGACCCTAAGAAGCTTGAGGTCGTCAAGACAATGGAAGGTCAAGCAGATACGCAATTGATCATCAATGACCGTATCCGTGAAGGCTCTCAATTAATCAAGGACTATCTCGCTGCACAAGGACTGAGTGAAGACAGTGCGTTACGTCAATTGCAGCTTGAGAAGGCTAAGGTAGCAGAGGCTAAGAAATACTATGAGTCTCTTCCGGTCACTGACGGGAACAAAGCGGCACTGACGAAGCAAATCAACGATGCCAACAAGACCCTCAAGATTCTCTCTGATTTAGAGGCTAAGGAGCGTAAGCGAATCGCTCAGGAGCAAGCAGAACGTGACCAACGTGAGGCTGATGAAAAGCTCCGTAAGGAAAAGGAACACCTTGATGCGCGCTTACAAATGGCTAAGGACTTCTACCGCAACAGCGCACAGGAAGCAAAGATTAACGCTCAGATTCAAGACCTTGAGTACAAGGAAATGCTCAAGAACAAATACATCACTGAAGCTGAGTACGCTCAACTCTCCAAAGACCTAACCCTAACGCGAATCCATGACGAAATCGCACTTGAAATGATGAAGTACGGCACAGCGATTGACGGTATGAAGACCTTCTTCAATAACAGTAAGTCAATGGCTAAGGCTGCGTTCATTCTGACTAAGAGTGCTGCATTAAGTCAGACCTTGATTGCGCAATACCAAGCTGTGTCTAACGCATGGGCTGACCCTTCGTTGCCTTGGTATGCCAAAGCAGGTCAAGCGATTCTCGCTGCTGGACAGGTTGGTGCAGCTATTCAAGGTATCCAATCGGTACAAGGTCAGTTCCACAACGGCGGTCAGATTCCTCGTGACGGTACTTACTACATGGAAGGTGGTGAGATTGTCATTCCAAAGGACAAAGTAGGGGAATACATCGACGCTGTAGACCGTCAAGCCTCAATGGGTTCAGGTGGAGGCACAGTGATCAACTCAACAATCAACATGGGTGCAAACCTCGTTGATGAGAAGGTCATGGCTCAAGCCCTTGCCAAACAACAATCAACAATCGCTGCGTTAGTCCAACGCGAAGAACGTAAGCGTCCTACACGTTCAAGGAGTCGTTAACATGGTTCAGGTTTTACCTAGCCAATTAAAGTTAACAGAAGTCTCCATTACGAACTATCACCGTGTTTACGCCTCTGAGTCTATGTCAGGTATTCAGTACCGTCATGACTCAGGGATTCAGTGGTACAAGGGGACTATCACTTTATTGGCTTACGGGTATGAGAACGTCCGTATCCTCAACGGATTCTTAGCGAGTCTAAGAGGTCGTTTGAATGCCTTCAAATTACCGCTAGGTGGTGCTTACGCACATCCTGACCTAGTGGTCAATCCAACGGTTAACACTGCGCATTCTCGCGGTGCTAACGAAATCAAACTATCTCACACCGGAAAGCTTATCTCGATGGGTTCTGTGTTCACAGTGCCTAACGACACGAAGGTCTATACGGTGCTTGAGAACATCGACGGGGACGGTGTGTTTTCAATCGTCCCTTCCTTAAAGAAACCACAACAACACTTAGCGGAAGCCAACTTTAAGAATCCGCACGTTACAGCGTTGTTAGATGGTAACGAAACAACAATCCAACACTCAGAAGGCGGCTTAATTGCAGAAGCTACTTTGTCGTGGACTGAGTTAATGCAGTAAAGAGGTAACAATGGCTTCAACACAAATTCTATTACTAGAGTTGCGTTATAAAGATCAATCAACGGGCGAAGTAACCCCTGTTCGTCTCACCAACGCGCCTTTTGATGTTCAACATGGCGGTGTTACGTGGAGTGCTGCGGGGGATCTCCTAGAGATTGGTGAGACGGAATCGAGTTATGAACTCATCACGGAAGGCGTGGAGATTACGCTGTCAGGCGTTAACCCCGTCTACCGTGTCATTCTTGAGCAAGAAGGCTTCCGCAATGCTCCCGTAGATATTCTTCTCGCAACTCTACCTGATGGCACAGATACCGTGTCTTCAGCGAAATACTACCATCGTGGATTCGCTCAGACTCCCGTAACGGAATTCGATGAGGCTTCGTCGAGTATCAGCGTTAAGTTTGAGACTGAATCAGCATTCAAAAGCCTTGATAAAACAAGCTTCCTAATGTCCACCTCACTAGCACATCACCAAGCCCTTCACGCAGGGGATATGTTCTTCCAGTACACGGCAGACACATCATTCGGTGATGAGAATTGGAAGGACTAATCATGTTCAACAAAGCAGAAGAAGTGATTAAAGAATTCCGTGGACAGGAGCACGTGAGGGGGCAACGAGACTGCAATCTCATGATTCTCAAAATATTTGACGAAGAGAATTACCACAAGATGCTCGGTACATATTCAACCATCAAGGGAGGCGTAAAAGCCTCTCTTCGTGTTTATGGGGTTCGCTCCCTAAGAGAGTACCTAGAGGCTGAAGGCTTCTCTCTCGTCCCTCAAGGCTTCGAAAGACCGCTTGATGTGGTCGTCTTCAAAAACCAACACAACGTTTATCTGAATTTAGGGACTTCGTGGTTCGGCGTAACTGACCACGAGGTCTTCGGTGTTGTCTCTCCCAAAAACTACCAACGGGAGGACTACCTAGTTTTTAGAAAAGGAGAGTAACTAATGGGTTTAGCTGCGGCTACTATCGCGTGGATCTCTGTAGGTCTATCTGTAGGTGCAACCATCTACACAATGACTCAGATGCCGGACAACAAATCTAATGATTCTATTGCGGGTACAAAGGTAACTAAGAACGGTACACAAAGTCCTCGCAACCGTGTTTACGGTACGGCTATCGTAGGTTGTACCTACGTTTATTCTAACGTTCTTGACCGTGACCAATCTTACCGCCTTGATGTGTTTAGCGTTGGTGGTGTTGGTGCGGTGCGTTTCCATAACGTGTGGATTGACGACGTTAAGATGTTCGATGAGAACAAGAACGACTTAACTGACCCCGCTAATGCCTCTTCAGGTATCTACGATTCAAGCTCGATGCGTCCTCGCTACAAGAAGTCTGACGGCTTCAAAATGCAATGGCGTTCAGGTCAGGAGAACCAAGTAGCCGCTAAGTTGGCTATTGATAACAGTGACGGTGAATGGACGGTCAACCATCGCGGTGCTTGCGTCCCTCACATTGTTATTTACGCTGACTACTCAACAGACCAAGACTACGTTTTCTTCTCTGACCGTTACAACATCAACGCGCTTGTTACAGGTGCAGAGGTCTTCGACCCACGCACAGGTCAAGTGAACGGTGAGAGTAGTAACACGGCGTTGGCTACCCTCGACTTCCTAATGAACGATTACTACGGTATGGGTGTAACCGTTGATTACATCAACATGGAGTCGTTCAAGTACGGTGCAACGTTCTGTGAGGACAACGACCTTCGTATTAACTCTGCGATTGATGCGAGTGCTAAGTTCGCTGACATTCTTCAAGATATGTTAGCTTGCTGTGGCGGTGCATTGGCTATCGTTGACGGTAAGATTACTTTCCTTGTGGAAGAGAAGGTCTTAGCTCCTGTCTACGAGCTAGACGAAGACAGTATCCTAAAGAACAGCCTTAAAGTTAGCCCTGCTGACTCAGGCTCTTACTACAACGTAGTATCTACCACATTCAAATCAGAGATTAACCGTGACAACGATGATGATTTCGTAATTCCTCAGAATGCAGCTAGTGACCCTCGCGTTATGGCTGACGGTAAAATCATTACGAAATCTCTGAAGATGCCTTACGCCCGTGACGCTTACGAGGCTGAAGGCGGTGTGGTTCAACACTGCGTTAAATACATGACAAACCTTGTGTACAACAAGGCGAAGTTCCAAATGTCATGTTCGTTCGATATTGACCTTCACAAGTTCAGTGAGTTGCGTCCTTGGGACGTTATCGGTGTCTCTTCTGAAATCTACGGCTTCAAGAACAAGTTGTTCCGTGTGCAGTCCATGAAGGTTGCCACTGATGCAGACCGCTTCAATATCGCAACGATTCACTGTATCGAGTACGACCATTCAGTCTACGAGGGCACAGTAGAAGGTACAGGCAGCTTGCCACGTCCAAAGCCTGACGATAACGTACCTGCTCCTAAGAACGTAATGTTCACTCTATCAAGCTTCGTAAACACTGGTTACGGTCTGCTTGCTTGGGAAGCTTCATGCTTCACTCCAAGTACAGCCTATGACATTGAATACAAGCTGTCTTCAGCGTCTAAATGGACGCGCCTAACGTCTGCTTTCCGTGGTACTCAATTCACGCTAACAGACCTTAAAGAAGCTCGTTACGACTTCCGTGTTCGTACCTACGAGTTATTCCTTGGTTCTTCTGATTGGACAACAATCACCAACATCAACGTTCGTCCTACTTACGTGATTCCTGAAGTTACAGGTCTTAAAGTTGAAACCTCAACGCCTAACTTCAAGTTCACTTGGGACGATATGACCAACGTTGAGGTAGACAACATCCCGTCTTCTGATGCGCCTAACAGTGCAGGTTCAACGGGCAAGCTTGCTGACGTATTCCACCAATACTCAATCCAGATTGTAGTTAATGGTGTGATGAAGTACGCAACGACTACCAAAGAGTCAACCTTCACGTTAGACCTTGAGAAGAACAAGGAAATGATGGGTGGTCAACCTTCACGTGTGATCACTTTCCGTATCTCTATCGAAGACCGTCTAGGCAATAGCTCACTGGTAACTGAATTGGTTGCTAACAACCGTCAAATCGGTGTAGCAGGTGATGTGGACGTAACCAACGCTAACGGCAGCGCAACGGTTGAATGGAGTCCTTGTTTTGAGCCTGACTTTGCGGGTACAGAGGTTCATATCTCTACCACTAAAGGGTTCACCCCAAGTGCTTCAACGCTTCACGCCACACTAGGCAAAGAGTCATTCTATGTGTTCCCATTCCCTGACAAGACAACACGCTACATGCGTATTGCTCACTTCGACACAATGGGACGTGATGGTCTTCAATACTCGCCAGAAATCACACTGACTTACGATGGTGTGGAGTCTGCGAAATCTGTACGTCTAATCTCAGACAGTCAGACATTCCATGTGAATAAGAGTGGTGTTGCTGCTCCTTCACTGATCATCATGAGTGCCTTCACGCAGAACGTAGAGGGTTCAGTTAAATGGACTACTTCGCCTTCTGTTGCACTAGCCACAACGTCAAACCCTAACGAGCGCATTCTTAAATACGCTTCAATGGGTAATCACGACAGCGTGAAAGTTACCGTTACTGTTGACGGTGTGACTGACACAATGACTATCTGCAAGGTTCGTGACGGTCACGATGGTCAAGACGGTCAGGACGGTTCAAACGGTCAAGACGGTAACACTATCTATGAACAGTACCGTTATGGTCAGGTGATCAATCCTGATGCCTCATGGACAGCGTGGGGTGCAGATATGCGTACCTCGGATATTTATCGTCAAACTCGACGTGTAATTAACGATGTACCACAAGCTGCGGGACGTGTTCACCGTATCGCGGGTATGGACGGCTCGAACGGTGCTGACGGTGAGCGTCTATTCGTCGTTTACCACAAGAACCCTGTGAACCAACGCCCAATGCCACCGGAAGGTGCGGGTAACACAGGCGGCTGGACTGAAGACTCTAACGGTGCAAACTGGATGTCTCAGAAACTAGCTAACACAATCGACCAACCACTGACTTTCTGGTCGTTCCCAATTCAAATGAAAGGTAACGACGGTGAGGTCGATTACAGCCACGTTGATGAAATCGCTGAAGCTAAGAAGAACGAGGCTATTGAGGCTTCGATTGCTTCCGCTACGGCTTCTGTAGAGGCTGCTGAAGTACGCGCTAAGGCATACGCTGATGGTGTTGCTACTGACGCTGAGAAAGCGGCTATCGCTGCGGCTGACGCAAAGGCTAACGCTGCGGAAACCAAAGCCAAAGCTTATGCTGACGGTGTGGTGTCTGAAGCAGAACAAGCGGCAATCGCTGAAGCTGAACGCCTAGCGGCTCAAGCAGAAGCTAACGCTAAAGCGGCAAGTGACCCTAAAGGTACTGCTGCTGCGGCTCAATCGGCTGCTCAAGCCTACGCTAAGGCTCAGGCTGAAGCTGCTGAACTACGTGCTAAACAGGCGAGTGACCCTAAAGGTTCTGCGTCTGCGGCACAACAAGCGGCTATCGCTGCGGCTGACGCTAAAGTGGCTGCTGCTAAGACCGCTATGGAGGCTTACGCTGACGGTGCGGCTACTGATGCAGAACAGGCGGCTATCGCTGCGGCTAACTCTGCGGCTAATGCTGCTGAAGTACGCGCTAAGGCATACGCTGATGGTGAGGTCACTAAAGCTGAACAAGCGGCAATTGACGAAGCTGAACGCCTTGCAAATGCAGCTAAAGCACATGCTGATGCTGAACTCAAGAAAGAACGTAAGCGTCAATTTGACCCTCATCTGACAGACCCGCTAAAGACCTTCTCAAAGGTTTATAGTGGTAGCCCTGACGTAATCAGTACGCTTGAAGGTGTGGGAAATATCTCAGTGGTTTCCGGTGTTACGGGCGGTAACGCTTTGAGCCTAACAGGTGATCACTGGATTTACTCTACTGCTGTAATCCCTGTAGACCCTAACAAGAAGTACAAGATGGTCGTGAAAGTCCGTCAAACCAAGGACAAGACGGTAGGTGGTAGTGGGTTCTATGCGGGTGTAGCTACGCTAGACCGCAACTACAACAACCTAACAGGTGGTGCAGGTAATCACCGTTACTTCTGTGCTCAGTCACAGACACTCACCGTAGCAGGTGGATGGAGAACCTTTGAGGGTTACATTCAAGGTATCGGTGACAGCCACAATAACTTCCGTTCTGGTACTGCTTACGTCCGTCCTATGTTCATTGTGAACTACCCAGGCGGTAACGGTATTGCTGAAGTTGATGAGATTCGTTTCTACGAAGTGACAGAACGTGGTGATTTAGTTGACCTTGGTTTTGAGACTACACAAGGTGCTCAAGACAAGGCGAACGCTGCTAAGGCTGCTGCTGAAGCTTACGCTAAGGCACGTGCTGAAGCTGCTCTAGGTATCCAGTTCACCCATAGCGGCTACATTGAGCGTGACGGTCTTAACTTCCGTAAGAAGTCGAATAACAACGTTTGGGACGGTTGGGCATCTTCAAAGCAGACCTTTACAGGTGGCTGCTCTGTGACGTTCACGGCAGGTACAACAAACGTAGGTGCTATGTGTGGTATCACTACGCCTAATATGGGTGGTGCTAGTTACACAGATATTGATTTCTGTTTCTACTTACGTGGTAGCGGTGTTCTAGGTATCTATGAGAACGGTACAAACCGTGGTGACTTCGGTAACTACGCAGTAGGTACAATCCTAACGATTCGTTATGACGGTCTTAAAGTTAGATACTACGTCAACGGTGTGTTGAAACGTGAAGTAGGTACAAGTGCTGGTCTTGGCTTTGTGGCTGATATGTCTATTTACAACGTCTCTACGGCGTTCCCAATTCAAGGGCTAACGTTTACGGACGCTGAAGGCTCTGCTGCATTGGCTAAGGCTGCTGAAGACGCTGCTAAGGCGGCTGCTCAACAGAACCTAGATAGCCGTATCCCTCAAGCTAACGCTGACGCTCTAAAGACCATGATGTCTAATGAAGGTCTACGTTACTACAGAAAAATCACGGTAGGTGGTGAGGCTAACAAATACTACCCTGTGATTATTCACGGCGGCTCTCAGGATAAATTACGTACAGTTAAAATCTGGCGTAGTTACGCAGAAACAGCTCCTAACTCGTGGCACAACTCGACCCACAAAGGCGCATTGATGTTAACGTGGCAGGGTAACTTTGGTGGTTGGGGTGGTGCTACATACCGTTCAACTATCCTAGAACACAGTGAAGCATATTCAACGATTTTCGCAGACTGCTACATTGTGAACCATTCAATGGGCTTTGCGTTCTTCCTTCGTGGTGGTGGTGCGGTCTACCACATTGCGTCTGATATGGACATTTCAGGCGTAGAGCGTACTAACCCTAGCGGCGGTGGTTCAGGTATCTACCTAGACGGTACGTTGAACTCCTACGTTCACGCTACACAGCCTTACAACGCTCCTGATGCGTTAACGGCGGTGAACTCAACACGTATTAACGACCTGAAGACCGCATACAACGGTAAAGGTCAGTACATTAAGAACCTAAACGCAGACAACATCACTGCGGGTAAGATTGCGGCTCAGTATGTCCACGCTGACGTTTACAACGGCACGTTGGTGAACGCAACGAACATCAAAGCGGGTATGCTTGATGCTGACCACATCAACACTCGAACCTTCACAGGTGAGAACGCAATCTTTGACGCAGAGGTCTACGGCGGTGTCCTAACGGGTGCTGTGGTTCGTACAGGCTCTACAGGTGCTCGTGCGGAAATGCGTGAAGATGGTTATAAGTTTGCAGCTTACAACGCTCAGAACAAGCCTACGTTCTACGTAGACGCTAACGGTAACGTGGTGATGAACTCAGGTTCTATTAGCTCGGACGTACTGAGTGAAGCAAGCCGTAACTCGAACATCGTAACGTGGATTGGTACTGCGGGTAAGGGCGGTAACATGCAGTTCACGGACAACTTAGCCCTACAGAACGATGTTACTTACTTCCCAATCACCAACAACTACTACACGACAGGTAAGAACGGTACGCTGAACATCCAATACTGTGCAGCTAACGGTTACTTGTTCCAAGATGAGAAATCTGCGGTAGGTGCTGCTGCTCCTGCTCAGAAGACTCTACCTGCTGATGCTGCTCCTACGATTTACTTCGTGGACGCATCAAACACGACCAAAGGCGCGGTAATCCGCATGACCATTAAGTACACCACACAGGCGGCTAACGGTACTGCTGCGTCTAAGTCAAACCCAAGCGGTACGCAAGGCTGGCGTAAGACCTACGCACACTTCCACATTGATAACGTAGCAACACGCCCTAACGTGGCTGCGGGTACGAACGTTAAGGGTTACAAGCTGTGTATCAACTTAGGTGCTTCAAGCATCAAGGCAGCTCTTAAAGCCCTTAAACGTGTACCGGATGTTATCTCCTACAGTGAGGTTGCTGAAGGTGGTCGTTACTTGCCTCACAGCTACAAGCTTGTGTGGTCAGGTGCGGCTAACTCTGTGACTAACTCGTGGGGTTCTGGTTGGTACATGGTGCAAGGTCATGACCGTGGGGACTGGCACGATGCGGGTTTCATCTTTGTACTGGATGAAAACCACTACGGCTCTGCTTCTCCACGCTCAATCTTCCCTGCGTACTCTATCTACTACGAATACCGCTACGACACGAAAATCTTCAAGTCTTCAAGCGGTAACATCACTCGGATTTTCAAACTAACGGGGGTGTAGCATGAACCAAGACATTCCGTTCTTCGAAGTTCCTGATGGAGAGGAACGGACTGTTTACTTCAAGCGTTCAAACCTCGCTGAGTGGCAAGAATACCCAATTCCAGAAGACCTAGAAAACTGGTATCCGGTCGTCACTACAGCGAGTCCGTTTGGTAAACAGTACGACCCAATCACAAACACTCTCCAAGAAATCACCATGACTCGTGAAGAGATCATCGAGCTAAGACAACAAGCCTACAAGGAAGAATCAGACCCTCTCTACTTGAACGCTCAGTTTGACGTTATGAGTGGTCGTAAGACTCCTGAAGAGGCTTATCAGCCTTGGCTAGAGAAGGTGGCTGAAATCAAGGAGAGATTCCCTTTATAACAAACTAGGAGGTCACATGTATTACCACAATATCGCGTGGAACATCCAAACAACTAATGACTGTTTTCTTGACTGTGCTTACTGCATGACTGCGGAAAGCAACAAAATGAAACTTAAAGCTCCTGTGAGCCACGTAGCGGAAGCCCTACGTCTATCAAAAGGCTTTCAGAACGTGTTCATGGTGTTCATTGGTGGTGAGCCACTAATGGCAGGTAAAGAGTGGTTCAGACAAGCCTTTAAGCTGCTCGATGAGCATCCCGTAAAGGTTCAGCCTCGAATCTACACAAACGGTCACTTACTTGATGATGAGTGGTGTGACCTCCTGCGTTCTAACAACTGTCAGGTGGTCTTCAGCTATGACGGCTTGGGGAACGGTGCTAAAGGCTCTAAGCGTTCACACGCTAAGTTGTGCCAATACTCCAAACTGATCACCTACGCCACTATGACTCTAAACATCCACAACTACAAAGGCTTGATTGACTGCTACAAGGAAGTAAGTGAAGCAGGAGTCAAACGCTTTGCACTTCAATTCGATATTTACGCAACGAGTGAGCAAATGACCTTGTTTGGTAAGGAAGTTTGCAAGCTCTTTAAGTACATCGAAGAGAATCCTAACGGTGCTCGTTTCTCTACCTACAAGGATATTCAAAGCCTACTTAAAGGTGGTCGTAAACCGTTATCTAACGAGTTCGAATCGCCTGTTATGAATAACGATTGGTGCGTGAATGCTGCGGGTGAGTTGACAATTGGTGTTCCTGATTGTGCTGACCCTGATTGGCAGTTCGGGAACGTTAAGGACATTCGTCACATCAACGATGTGGTCTTCACTGACCGCATGAGAAAAATCAACGAGGACTTCATTGAGTCCTTGAACTACATGGGAGAGTTCGAAGAGGTGAACCGCCTGACTAATGGTGGTGGTTTCTTCTTTGATAAGAAGGGAATCATGCCAATGAATCGTCCTAACTTCCCCAAGCTCCACGCTTACCGTGAACTATTCAACTACTTCAAGGAGGAAAACTAATGGCTGTCTTAATGCGTCCTGTACGTCTATTCCTAGAGGCTCAAGCTGCTCGTGGTTCTAACTGGCTCAGTGAGGACTACTACATTGAAGAACTTCAGGAATCAGACCTTCCACAAGTTGATGCAATGTATGAATCAATCCGTGAATCAGGTGCTTATAGTAAGTATATCGCGGATTACCTCAAAGCAGTTCCTTTAGTTTCCCTAGACCACTACACAAACCGTAAGTATGTGATTAAGACAAGGGAAGGGCAGCTAATGGGTTACGTTGGTTTGAAGGCAGACCGCACTATCGTGAAGAACTTCATTCATCTACCACTAGTTGCCCCTTACGACCCAATGATCACCCTGTTGGTCAAGCTATGGCTCTACCATCACCCCGATTTCGATAAGGTCTACTACACGATGCGTTACGGCTTCGTGAAGAAGCCTCCAATGGACGACTTCTTGAACATCATCAATATCGGGCGGGTAAACCCTAACATGCCTGACGAACTCGCAATGCACACATACTTCATGAAAACAAAGAAAGGAGGTGGGATTGTCCAGATGGGCTAACTTCTCAGATAAAGAACTACGTTGTAAATGTGGCTGTAACCAAGCAAACCCTAACATTGAGTTTGTGCAGCTAATGGATAAAGTCCAGCTTATCCGTGAAATCATTGGTGTTCCAATGCCTGTCTCTTCAGCATATCGCTGTGTCAACCATCCAGAAGAACGTAAAAAAGCAAAGGCAGGTTGGCATAACAAAGCGGCTATCGACCTCGCGGTAAGCCGTGACGTTGCCTACAAAGTCCTAGAACTAGCATTTATCTTTGGGATTAAAGGCATTGGCATCAATCAGAAAGGTAACGGACGTTTTATCCATTTAGATATGCGTCCAGAATTGGCTATTTGGTCATATTAGAATAAACAAATGGGAGTCCTAGTGACTCCCTTTTTTATCACTTCTTGAATCCCTTCAAGCGTCTACACACGGTAGCCTGACTAATCCCTAGTTCCCTTGCAATAACTCGTTGAGACAATCCCGCTTCAGCCAATTCAAAGATTCGTGATTCGTCGTGATTCATTGGTTCAGTCTCTACGGTTCGCTCGGTTCTTGTGGTGATCACCTCTTCGTATTCCTCAACGATTTCGTTCTGCTTGTCCTTAAAGCTTAACGCTAGGAGGAAGAACGCACACACATCAACAATCACAGCAATCAAGATGTATAACCAATTACTCGCAGAGACAACACTAACGTTAAACACTTGGGAGACTGTCTGAACCATCCCGTAAGAGGCACTTAGGGTAGGCTTCTCAACCATCAATAAGTCACGCTGTAACGTCTCTATTTCGTTGTTTAAGGTAAGAGACTTAGTAACATACCCCTCAGAGATATAAGCCCGTCTCGCAGCTTCTAGAGCCTCTATGTTACTCTTTAGGGTGTTCACTTTGGTTTCGTACTGTTCCACTTGGTTCTGTGTGTCCTGCATACCGTTCTGAAGAGAACCGATTGAAGCCCCAATGGACAACACACTCAGAAGGACGCAGAGGAAAGCCCCTGTGATAGTCCTAGCGAGGAACGCTGCGTATTTCGTCACTTCAATCACTAGGGCAGTCAGACCAAACACAACAGCCATATAACCATGACCCAAGGACGCTAGAATCATCACAGAAAGAACAATCGAAATGCCACACGCTAGGTAAGAGGTCGTCTTGATAATCATAACGCCTCCCCGTAACCATCTTCACCAAAGAATACGTTAGGGATGCCGTCTAATAGCTCATCGTCCATCATTTCAGACACAGCTAGGTCGAAGTCGTAAGCAGGTAGTTCAGCATCAAACACAACGTCTTCTGAAGGCTCTTTACCTGCGTTTACAGCGATGTTTAGGAACTTTTGAAATACCGCTTTAACCTTGTCACAAGCCTTAGTAGAAGCGTCTAGGGAAGCCTTACGTAGTTCTTCTAGTTTCTCTAGGTTCACGTAGAAAAGGTTAGCGCCTTTAAAGCCTTGGTTGTAAGCGATTGAGATTAGACCTAGTTCTTCAAGCTTACGGAAAGCGTTTTGAATGGTACGGCGAGTGTAACCTTGTTTGTCAGCGAAGAAGTTAATGAACTGCTGTACAGATTGGCTAAAGCATTCTAGACCAAACTTAGTCTTGAAGTGGTTATCTAGGAATTGGATTTGTTCGAATACTGCTGCTTCAGAAGGGGTTAGTTGAGTTAGACGCATGGTGTGTGTTCCCAAACGAAGAAAGGCACTGACTAGGGGTATCTCAATCGAAGTCACACACTGACTTCCCTCGGTATTGGATATTTCCGAGTGTCACCCTAATACAATGCCTTTCAGAAATCATACTACAAGCAGATTGATGGTCTGCTCATAATCAAATTTCTACTCGTTGTGCGTTCCGGTCTGATGAACCTTCACGCTCTGTGTGTGTTTTCGATGTGGTGAATTATACGAACCTAAGAAGAAAAAACAAGAAAAAAATTATGCCCCTATTAAAAAATTTATATGTTTATCTCTTTGTTTTATTGTTTGTTTTTTATATTTAAGGGGCGCAATTTACGGAAAATCAATGTGTTATCAGTTGCAACATGTGAACTAATTCAGACTTATTCAAGAAGAATCCACAAGGTTTTTCACAAGGTTATCCACAAAGGTACTAAACGAAGCTTTATCGTGAAGAAAAAAATCTTAAATTACTGATTTATAACCTTTATTTATAAGTCAAATTTAAAGTGTGACATTGACCGCATAGTTAACACTTGCTTACCTAAAAAGCATGTCATACCATCGCAAATCCTCACCTTGGAGGGTTGTATAAAAAGGTTGATTGATGTTAAATAACGACGTAACGGAACTAGTTACAGAGATTGTTTTGCCTCAATGTGACGATACGATGTTCATAGGTAAAGAATCTCTCAACGCAGTTAGGTTTTGGTACTTAGTACCTAAGAATTTCATGGCTTTCTTTGTGGACTTATGGGAACTCGGCGCGGTCGAGTGTTTGATTCTCTTTCACGGTTCATTATTCGCAGGATGCGCCCACAAGAAGCCGCACAGGTTAGAACTTGAAGGACAAAATGATGCAAGCAGAATTAAGCAGGGGATTGAAGCTATCAACGGTACTTAG